ATCAGCGGTATTGTTTGCATCAAACGCCTGTACATCTGTGCCTATAACTAAGCCCAAGTTAGTACGGGCTGTCCCCGCATTGTCTAAGTCTGAGAGGTTGTTGGTGGAAACTAATGCGTTGCTAGTGTCAAAAGCTCCAGCATTCCAAGCACTACCTGTCCAAACGTACAGAGTATTACCTGTAGTGTTCCAATACAAAGCACCCGTTACAAGTGCATCGCCATCGTTGTCTACAGATGGAGCAGAACTCTTTGCGCCTAAGTAACGATCATCGAAGTTATCATAAGATGCAGCGGCTGCAGCGGCAGAGTTACCTGCATTAGTTTCACTTGTTGCGGCATTGGTGGCGGATGTGGCAGCGGCAGAAGCACTTGTAGCGGCACTCGTAGCTGAACCCAGAATGCCATCAACGTAAGTCTTAGTAGTCAGATCGGCATTATTAGTAGGTGTATACGTTGTAGTGATCTTGTTAGCGCCCATATCTATAGCGCCACTGAGAGTACCACCAGACAGGTTCAACTTAGTTGCATCTGCCGTATCAACATATGCCTTAGTTGCTGCATCCTGTGCTGCTGTGGGATCACCTACACCAGTAATCTTAGATGTACCCATAGCGATAGAACCTGACAAGGTTCCACCAGACAGGTTAAGCTTGAGTGCATCTTGCGTGTCTACATAACCCTTACGAGTAAGTGTATCGTCTGTAGCAGGTGTAGCTGTAGAAGTAGCTTTGTTTGCACCAAGAGTAACATCACCCGTCATAGTGCCACCAGCAAGAGGCAGCTTAGTAGCAATACTATCCGTTATGGTTGTAGCAAAGTCTGGGTCATCACCCAAAGCTGCAGCTAGTTCATTTAGTGTGTCTAGCGTACCAGGAGCTGAATCTACAAGTGCTGCTACCTCTGTGTCTACATAACCTTTAGTGGCGGCATCAGATGATGCGCTGGGCGTAGCTAGACCAGTGACAGTGTTACCACCCATAGTGATGTCACCACTCATCGTACCGCCAGCTTTGTCCAGCTTGAGGGCATCCGCTGTGTCTACATAGTTTTTTGTGGCGGCATGTTGTGCAGAAGTGGGGTCACTTACATTAAGCAGTGCCGTGCTTGTGAAATCTACTGTACCATCTACTACAAGATTATTTAGAGTAGTTGTACCAGAGGAAGCAGTAACATTACCTGTTAGGTCACCCGTTACATCTCCTGTAACATTACCCGTCAGATTACCCGCTACGTTGCCCGTTACATTACCCGTAAGCGCACCACTGAACCCTGTATTAGCTGTAATGGTTGTGCCTGTTATAGCCTGTGCAGTTGTACCACCAATAACTGAACCATCAATAGTACCGCCATTAATGTCAGCAGTTGCCAGTGTGGCTTGTCCAGATGTCGATACAGTTGTAAAGCTACCAGCGGCAGCACTAGAAGCACCAATAATAGCGCCATCTATAGCTCCTCCGTTGATGTCTACAGTAGCATGGGTGGAGTTACCTGTTGTAGTAAGACTACCAGCAGACATAGCACCTGTGAAGGTAGACGTACCTGTTACAGCAAAAGTACCACCTACAGATGCATTACCTGTAGTGTCCATCGTAGTGAAGTCAGCAGCGGCAGGAGTAGTGCCACCTATTACAGCACCATCTATACTACCACCAAGAATAGTAACGGAGCCAATCTCACCTATACCATCAACATACAAGTTTTTAAACTTAAGACCAGATGCACCTAGATCTATGTCGTTATCTGTTACAGGAACAATAGCACCATCCTGTACTCGTACCTGCTCTACTGCAGCACCGCCTACTTCAATATAAAAACTTACACGGTTATTTGTTGGATCAACTACTACCTTATTAAAGTTATCTGAGTCAGAGATAACAGGAATGTAAGCGCCTTCTGAAGTGCTACCATCGTGTTTGTGTCCTGTAGCTACAGCAAATGCATCCCGAATAGCATTATATTCAGCGTTAATAGGTGCTGCTTTTACAATTTCATTAGGTTGAATTGTAGTGTCAGACTGTCTTGTATATCCTGCCATTTTATAACCTATCTCCTACCCCAAAGGTAATTACTAAACCCTGAATACTATGAGAGGGGTTTGTGTCATTAGTAACATATCTAAACGATACAGATTTACCTGAACCTGATATATTAGTTCTACGTACTGGTGATGGATTACCATCATATATAGCGCCACTTGTTGCGTCATCTGCAGCATAAGTAGCTTCGTTATAGTATGCAGCTGCGCCTTCATTAGTTAATTGAAAGTCATTAGGGTTCAGTACATCTACATCTTCATAGTCATACACAGCAGACATAGAAATCCTGTTATCCCCTTCAGAGCGCATATAAGTAGCTACTGTATAAAATATCTTTCGTTGTTCTGGGTCTTGCATATGAAGGTAGGGGGTCTGGAAAGAGCTAAATATTCCCTCTCCATCAAAGTCACTGCCTCTTTCTTGTCTATGCACTTTACCTAAGCTATCTCCATGTATCACAAATTCATTCTGACCGATGTAACCACTATCAGCACAAGTAGCTGTAATACCTAACATTTGACTATATTCAAACTGTAAGCCATTAGGTGTCTGCCTAAAGCCACCAATAATACCTTGTGTATCAGAAGCAGCGAAAAAATAACGGAACTGTGTTTTTTGTCTTATTACAACAGCGTTAAGACCTTCTAAGTCAATGTCAAATACTACGTCAGTAAAGACAGACTGAATATCTTTTGATACTGTTTCTAAGTTAACGTCACCTATTTTATCAGTACCACTGATAGGACGTAGACCGTCTTGTGATAAGAAGAGTAGGTCACCGCCTATCTCAATAACACTATCTGTAGCAATGCAACCAAGGTCATCTGTAACATTCTCAAGCGCAAAGTTTGCTATGTTGTCGCCTACAAGCTTACGAATATTGTTAGAACCAAAAACATACAGTGCGTCACGAAAGGGCTTTATAGCTACGATAGGAAAGCCTGCATTAATAACGCCTGCACCATCTGCTGCAGAAAAACTAGTTTCATTATATGGGGCGCTGAAATATAGGTTAGTATTTTCTGTAGGATTACCCGCAAGGAATAAGTGATTCTTAAATAACGTAGAGTACTTAGGTGCGCTAGGAGCTTCAGAGTGAGTAATCTGAGTGTAGGTAGTGCCATCATAAGTAGCTGCAGGGTTAACACCATCTGTCAGGATTACTTTAGGACTACCCCAGTTATAACGAGAAAATCTTACTTTAGTTACACCAGTCATAGTGGGTGAGCCTGATGTTGTTACTGCTACCCAAGCATCTGTAGTGTCATTCCAATAATGTAGATAGTCATTTCCACTAGAGGGCTTTCTACATGCAAGTAAGCCATCCTTAATACCATTAGCTACACATACACCAAGTACATTTCCTGTACCCGTAACAGTACCATAGTCATTACTAAAACCATTGATACGTCTATAGCCACCTGTAACAGCAGCTTCGTAATTAACTAACTTAATAGCTGAACCCGGCTGTGTCTCACCCTGTGACAGAACATCACGACTAGTGTTTAGACCGCCTTGGCAAAAGACTTTAAATGAGGCTAGATTGTCAGCCATTAGTACCCGCCACTAAAAGAGGTTGTACCACCTCGTGTAACTACAGTAGAGCGAATAGCAATGGCATCATCCATTAACACACGGCGCATAGACTTAATGCCATCCTCAAAGTTATTCTGATGCATTGCAGCACTCTGCTCATTACTACGGAAACGCATCATAAACATCATAGCACCATCAATGAGTACATGCTTGAAGCGATCAGGTATAATTGCTACGTCATTATACACAATAAGGTCAGCAGGGAAAGACCAATAAACATACTCTATCTCGTATGCAGCGTTAGGCACAGGAGTAACACCAAACTTCTCTTCAAATGTTTGATATACAGTTACAGGAGCGCCATCACCATTTACGGTATCACCTGTATCATCACCCGTGCGGAAGTTCTGAATGTATGACTCATAGGAAATAGGTGATAGTCTACGTGGTCCGTTATTCTGAGAGGCTAATTGTTTAATGTAAAAAGTATCCCAGTCAGCACTAGAGTAGTTTGCAGGGAAGTCATACTGTCTCTGTCCCGCTATAAGTGTTTGTGTGTAGGTAGTCTTGAGGAAGGGCCACTCTTGACCGTTCTGTAGAATAAGTCTAATGCTACTGTTAACTGCATCCTTAGCTAGAGCTTGAACATTACGCACAGTGTCAAAGCCATCACCTGCAGTATCAAGTGTGACCTCATTCATGCGTCTTAGTAATTCATTAACTAGTGATACGTAAGTAGCCATAGAGTTATCCTACCGTTAAGTGTGCCGAAGGGCCAGCCTCGTAAGAGACCAGCCCGACAGACTAAGTGATTTAGGCAGCGT